TTATGGCTGTTTTAGGCTTCCTCAGTCTTCTAGCACTAAGCAAACGCTTTTTAGAATTGAAAAAGAAAATACAAGCAGTTATTTTGAAATAGAGTTGCTTAACAATCAAATTTCTTATGTAATAAATTATGATGGAGTTTTAGAAACAATATACTCTCCAACAATAGCGGAGCCATTAGAGTTGATAGATATAGGACTAAACATTCCAGCGTTTATTTCAAGATTTGGAAATCCAGCAGCAGACTTTTTTGGATCTTTATCAGATTTAAGAATGTATGTTGGTGGCAACAAAAATGGAACTCAAACATTTACTGGAAAAATTTACAAGATAGGGTTTTGTAGTAAATACAATTTTCAAAAAATTAGATCTTTGTTTAATGAAATAGGTGTTCCAGTTTGGAACGAAGACTTGTTTGCTATTTATCAAAACAATCAATTAATAAACATAGATGGAGGATTAGACACAACCTCTCTGCCACCGTATGGCTCTGTAAATGATACTGCCAATGGTGCTATTAGTGGAGGCGGAGTTTTTATATCAGACGAAGACTTTCTTTTAGATCATACAGCAACATACACACTTGTACCAGATCAAGTTTTTGATACTTACAAACTTACTGTTTCTGCAAACGCATATTGGGAAGATCAAATACCATTAACATATTTTGCAGAGTCTGTTTTGGATAAACGAGGAGACCAATATTTTGATCTTGATTTTATTCAGTTTAATGTTGATTATCCAGTAACGTCAAAAACAATTGCCATAGATAGTGAGCCAGTAGAATGGACATATGCAGATTTGGCAAATGAATATGGAATTCCAATTCAAAGAACCTATGAGTCGCTGGACAATTATTTGTTTACTGGATATAATGATTATGAAGATTTAAAAAATAAAATTGCAAAAGATTATAGGTATGATACCGACGGTGCAGTTGTAAAAACTTACGTAACATTTCAGTACACAGAACTGGGAGCCAACCAAACACCATTTTATTTTACAAAAACAGAGAGGCCATCTAGAAACGGAATATTGATTCCAAAATCAGATTGGATGACTACAAAATATGAAGTCGTAGATAACATGATTATTTACCCACCTTCTGGAGTAGACTTTAATGATCTTTCTATTGTAACCCATATAGATATTAATGTTAAAAACTCTCAGACAAACAATGTTAATATCAAAAAACTTTCTTATGCTTCTCAGGCATTGAATGAATCGGACGGAAGTCCTATTGGTACAAGATTTGGTACACCTCTTTATCCATATACAAAGACTGGCATTTACTATAATTTTAAAAAGAATAATCCATTTTCAATATATACTGGATCATCTCCATACTTGTATTTAACAAAAAATAGCGGAATTCAGATAAAAGGACAATACGATCCTTTGGTAAATCGTGGATTATCTATTCCAATTAATCCTAGTCGAGCAAATAATTTTAAAGTAATTGCAGCACAGATGGCTGTAAGATTTGATGGAGACTATTTCCCATATGCTCCAACACAAATATTTGAAATAGAAAGCAAGTCGTCATATATAAAGTTTTACATGGTTGCATGTGATCCTACTGGAAGAAGGGCGAAAATCTATGCCATAGATGCCAAGACTGGTCTGGTTCAGGATGGAATAGGTTTTTATTGGAACGGTAAAGTTGTTAAAGAGCCAGTAATAACTCTTCAAGAATGGGGCTTTTTAGGAATTAATTTTGCAGATAGTTTGGAGTTTTCATATTTTGAGGGGGCTGTGAGACTGACTGGGCCATTAGTATTCAACAGCATATCCTATTATCAGTCAACAAATCTTCAAGAGGTTCAGAACATATCAGAAAGACCATGGTTTAGGGTAAAGATTTTGTCTGGTGGCCCTTTGGACTGGAAGTTTTGGCACACTGGCCCATTTAACTGGAACAAGGTTCTTGTTTTAGCAGAGACCAGTTACTATGGAGTAAATCCTTCAGAGGTCTATAAGAGTTATACAGGAACAAATAAGATAATTGTAGGGGATAATGTTCCAATAAGTGTTGGAAACTACGGTTACTCATTATACAATGACATATTCTGGAACAAATTTACTGTTGATCCAGTTTAATATGGTATACTTATTGTCATGGATTCATTAATAAACCCAAAAACTGGTAAGCCAATTGTACAAAATGTACGACGTAAAGTAATTGAGAAGAACTATAATTGGGGTCTTTATGTATATAAGAGGTCAAATGGCAAGTGGTTTACAGACGGACATGGATCAGTTTTAAATATTCCATCTGAAAAGGGAGATATCTCCAAAATTGCAGAACTAAAAAAGGTTGCAATGTATTATGGAGACCCTGGAGATGGTGAAGCAATTTTTGTTCCAGGCGGGACCAGGGTATCAGAAGAAGAGTATTCTGAGCAAGTAGACAGAATGAAGTCAGGCCTTATTCCATCCCTAAATGACTTGGGCGCTGTACAAGCAGCAAAAGACACAATTGCTAAGTATGGAGATGAGGACTAAGATGGAAGAATATACAATTAGTGCAAAGATTGACGATGCTATAAAAAAGGAAGATCCGTTTGCAAAATCAGATCCGTTTGCAAATAACTGGGATACACTAAAAACATTAGACGGTCTAGACTCAAACTTTAAGAGAAGAACCAGTAGGCTATCTACAAAGGCATTGCAACCAACACAACAATACACAACCGCAGCGTTGGCAGGAAAAAGCGGTATTGATGGAGCACAATCAAAAGAAATTAATCCAGGTCTAGTATATGTAAACGGCTATGGAATGTTTGATGTTATTACACCACCTTGGAACCTTTATGAATTAGCAAACTACTACGATACATCATTTGCAAACCATGCAGCAATTGACGCAAAGGTTGAAAACATTGTTGGGCTTGGCTATGAGTTTAAGGTTTCTCCAAGAACAATGATGAGGCTTGAGGCATCTGAGGATAACAGCGCAACACAAAAAGCACGAAAGAGAATAGAGCGAGCAAAAATTGAGATGCGTGATTGGCTAGAATCTCTTAATGATGATGACTCTTTTACTGCCACAATGGAAAAGGTTTACACAGATCTCCAGTCTACTGGAAATGGTTATCTAGAAATAGGAAGAACTACTCGTGGAGAAATCGGATATGTTGGTCATATTCCAGCAACAACTATGAGAGTTAGAAGATTGAAGGATGGCTATGTTCAGATTATTGGTAATAAGATTGTTTACTTCCGTAATTTTGGAGCAAAAAATCCTAATCCACTTACAACAGATTCACGTCCAAATGAGATAATTCACTTCAAACAATACTCACCTCTTAATACATTTTATGGAGTGCCAGACATTATGTCAGCAATTAACTCTTTGCACGGAGACTCTCTTGCCTCTCAATACAACATTGATTACTTTGCAAACAAAGCAGTACCAAGATATGTTGTGACATTGAAGGGTGCTAAACTGTCTGGAGATGCAGAAGACAAGATGTTTAGATTCCTGCAAACAAACCTAAGAGGACAGTCTCATCGAACTCTTTATATTCCACTACCAGGCGATACAGAAAACAATAAGGTAGAATTTAAGATGGATCCTATTGAAGATGGTATACAGGATGGATCCTTTAAAGAGTATCGTAAGCAAAATCGTGATGATATTTTGGTAGCACATCAAGTGCCACTTTCAAAACTAGGCGGTAGTGACTCTGCATCTATAGCAGCAGCGCTTGCACAAGACCGCACCTTTAAAGAGCAAGTTGCTCGCCCAGCGCAACGACAACTAGAAAAAATGATTAATAAGATCATTCGTGAAAAAACAGACATACTTGAGTTTGTGTTTAATGAGTTAACTTTGACTGATGAAATTGCACAGTCTCAGATACTTGAGAGATATGTCAAAAATCAAATTATAACTCCAAACGAAGCAAGAGTTATTCTTGATATGCCACAGCGAGAGGGTGGAGATGAAGTACTACAGTTGAAACCAGAGGCTGCAGCAGAGGCAACTACATCAAGGTCTAGAGATTCAGAGAGAACAAACAACAACTCTGATAGTACATCAACAGTCGCTGGAAGAAATCCAAAGGGTGAAGGTAGAAAAACTCCCTAATGTCCGATTTGTCCAGAATGTGATACTTGTGTAAAATGGAGGGTATAATATAGTGGTGACCAATATATCTAAGGCCCATTGGAATTCTGATGGGGATAATCTTCGTCTCTCAATGCCTTTTAGTAAGGTAGATAAAGAAAGACGTATTGTTTCAGGCTTTGCTTCACTGGATAATCTAGACAAACAAATGGACATTGTTACTTCAGAGGCTTCTATGAAAGCATTTGCAAAATTTAGAGGCAACATTCGTGAAATGCATCAGCCATTGGCTGTTGGTAAAATGATTAATTTTAAGGAAGACAAGTATTTTGATCCAGAATCAAAGAAGTTTTATTCTGGAGTTTTTGTCTCCGCATACGTATCAAAAGGCGCACAAGACACATGGGAAAAAGTTCTAGATGGAACCCTGACTGGTTTTTCTATTGGCGGTAAAATGAATAAGTGGGATGATGGTTATGATGAAAAGTCTGATTCTACAATTAGAATTATTAAAGACTATGACCTAATAGAGTTGAGTCTGGTTGACTCGCCAGCAAATCAATTTGCGAACATTGTATCGATTGAAAAAGTTGACGGCGTAGATGTTATTAAAGCAGACTCAACTGTTCTAGAAAATGTTTTTTACGATAAGGAAAACGGTATAGTAATCTCATCTGAAAATGAATCAGAACTTAGCCCAATTAGCGGAGAACAGATGGAAAACATAGGATTCGTTGAGAAAACGGATAACGAAAAAACAACAATGATAAAATTCTTAGTCGATAGTGCTAAAGGCATTAATACTTCTAAGATGAACAAGGAGGTACAACATATGACAAAATCAAAGACACAAGTTGAAAAGACAGATGTAGTTGAAGATGTTGTGGTCGCTCCAGAGGCAGATGCATCAGTTGCAGAAGTTACTGAACAAGTTGCTAAGGCAGAAGAGGTTGAGACAGCAGAAGTTGTTAAGACAGAAGAAGCCGTGGCAGAAGCAATTACTAAGGCAGAAGATGCTGAAGCAATTGAAACAGTAACCGAGGCAGTTGTAGAAGTATCTAAATCAGAAGAAGTAATTGCTGAAGCAGTTACCGAAATGAAAAATACTCTAGAATCAGCCTTTAGCGATCTAGTGTCAACAGTAAAGGCTTTGCAGGCAGAAGTAGAACTTCTTAAGTCTACAAAGGTCGATGTTGATACTGTTAAGGATTCATTTGATGCCGTTGCAAAAGATATTGCAGCAGTAACAACTGAATTTAATGAATTTGGAAAACGAGTAGACGCTGTGGAAGCAGACACCGCATTCCGAAAGTCTGGAGATATCGGCGATATCTTTCAGTCTCAGCCTGAAATGGTTGAAAAATCCCTATGGGGCGGTAGTTTCCTCAAAACAGCCGATCTATTCAAATGAACAAATCACTAGGAGGTGACAATATGTCAGAAGAAATAATCAAAAACCAGCCAGGCGCATCTGGAGATCTAGGTGGAACAGCCCCAGGTCTTTATCAGGGCCAAGGTGCATTCGCATCAGGCGGTATTGGTGGAGTAACAAATCCAGGTGCAGATACACTTGGTAACATTCCAACAGCAACGCTAGGAACAACTAGCGGAGCAAATGCTGTTAACCCTAGTGGTTCAGCGGCTTCTGGAATTTTGCGCCCCGAGCAGGCTCGTCGTTTTATCGACTATGTTTGGGACGCTACAGTGTTAGCAAAGGATGGCCGTCGTGTAACAATGAAGGCTAACTCAATGGAACTTGAGAAGATTAACGTAGGTGAGCGTGTAATTCGTGCAGCAGCGCAAGCAGTAGGTAACTACACAAACACAGGCGCAACCTTCTCCAAGGTCGAACTTACTACCAAGAAGATTCGTCTTGATTGGGAAGTAACTGCAGAATCTTTGGAAGATGGTGTCGAAGGTGATGCTCTAGAAGATCACTTGGTACGCTTGATGACCAACGCATTCGCAAATGATATCGAAGATCTCGCTATCAATGGTGATGGTGCAACAGGAGCATTCTTGTCAATCATGCCAGGCTTTATCAATAAGGTAAAGACAAATGGAGATGCACATGAGTCAGTCGTGACCGTAGCAGATAATGCTTGGACACCTAGCGTCATGCAGGGCATCATCAATGCAATGCCACGTAAGTACCGTGCACTTAAGAACAATCTTAAGTTCTACGCAGGTACAGACGCATTCGGTGGAATCGTTAAGAATAACGGTACACTTGCAGATGCAGTTGCTGAAGCGTTTGCTGGACAAGTTCCAGGAAGCACTCAAGCAAACCGTCAGAACTATCTCGACGGTATTGGACAGACATTCGGTGGAGCACGTACAACTCGTGTTCTCGGAATTGAAGTTCAAGAAGTTCCTTACTACCCAGAAGGCTATATCGATTTGACATTCCCTGCCAACCGTGTTTGGGGATTCCAGAGAGATATTACTGTAAACCGTGAGTACGTAGCGAAGAAGGATACAATTGAATATACTGTATTCGTTCGCTTCGGTATTCAATGGGAAGAAGAGGATGCAATTGCATTCGCTGACGCTGCTTCAGATTCATAATCTGTAACAGTAACCTTTTATGGGGGGCGGGAGTTCACTCTCCTGTCCCCCTTAATACTTTAGTGATATAATACAAACAAGGAGGATATTATGGAAAACAATGAATATAACAAGCCATTCGTAGCAGAAAATGCACCAGAGCCTATTGTTGCTGAAACACCAGTAGAGCCTGCTGCAAAGCCTGTCGTAGAGCCAGTTGTTGTAGAAGCGCCAGCAAAGGTTGAAGAGCCAGCAGCAGAGCCAGTTCAAGCGCTAGGATTTACAAATACAGGTGCTATTGGATCAATGGCAGCAGACGGTCCAAAGAAGACTGTTAAGCCAGCAAATCAAGATGGAGACAAGGTGGCCATTCACTCAACAAAGAATGTTCGTTGGGAAGAAGTTGGAACACTTTACAGAGGTTACAATATTGTAACAAAAGAGCAGGCAGACAAGTGGCTTACTCGCTCACATGTCCGTGTTGCAACACCCGAAGAAGTAAAAAAGGTTTTAGGGTAATTTAGTATGGAGATATTGAGAGTTCCGCCATACGCAGATATACCAGTAACTTACACTATTCCTTCATCTATAACAGATGAAGATGTAACTGTTTTAGTAACTGATATGGCGGACCTTTCTGTATCTACACTAGAATTTCCAGAACTTTCTACAGGGGACACTCTAACTATAAACCTTCCTGGAAGGTATGACTCTGAGTATAGGGTAGAAGTAAAAATTATAGATGATGTTATTATTGACGATACATACGAGGTAACTAGACCGTATGTGGATCCGTCCACAAAGGGAAGCACTGCTTCTGACATTGCTGCATATGCAGATAGTGAAGGTATAGCAAGAGCAATAATTGATTCAATTGTTGGAGAAGGTTTTTATTATAAGAAAAAGGTTTTAAATTTTACAGGTACTGGCTCAGACTACTTGCCTATATGGGATGATGTAAAAAAAGTTTTGACAGTATATGAAAATAATAAATTAGTAACAGATAGAGAATATGAAGTAACATCAGATAAAACAGCAATTGTTGAAAAATCAACAGACAACATTAATCGTGCAGAATCAGCCCCACTAGTTTTACCAGCAGCATCATCAGACTCTCTTGATCCACAATTTATATATAGAGGTTTTGGAAAAACTTGGGACTACAGAATAACAGTTGAGTATGGACATTCTCATGTGCCATCAGATATCGTAAAAGCAACTGAGATGCTTGTCCACGACATAGAGTGTGGTAAATTAGATTATTATAAGAGATTTATTTCTTCGTACAATACAGATCAATACAAGATTCAGTTTGACAAAGGTCTTTTCGAGGGAACGGGAAATATAATTATAGACAAGATACTTTCAAAGTATACTAAGTCTATTACAAAACTTGGGGTGTTGTAATGACAGTTTGCGAAGCCCCAGACTTCATGTTTCCGTTACAAGCATCTTTATATCATCCAATAGTTGAGCAGGGTGATTTTGGAGCAATTAAAAAACAATGGGTATTGGATAGAGTTTTTGCTTGTAATTTTTCAGCAGGTGGCGCAGCATTTAAAGAAGAAGTAAAGCCAAATGTAAACATAACACAAAACTCAATTTTGGTGGGCAGAGTAAAGTCTGACCTTAGAATGTCTTCAAGAGACAACAAGAATTCTCTAACAAATATATTAATAACTGACATTAAAGATCAGGAAGGCAACTTAGTATATATAGAAACATCTGGCCCAAGATCTGGCAAAGGAACGCTATTTGAAATTGCAACATATGAGCCTTTTGTTGGACCATTTGGTAATGTAGAGTCTTTTAAATTAATTATAAGAAGATCAGAAAATCAAACAGGTGATGTATGAGAGCCGTATTTAATTCTGCACAATTTAAAAAAGAAATGACAAATATTGTAGACTACTCTATGGGATTTTTGGAGGGCATACAAAGAGGCAAAACAGTATTCTTAAAAACACTAGGGCTAGAAACAGTAGAACTAATGAAAGAGTTTATAGACTCAAATGCTAGGGTTAATCCAGATATGCTTCATCATATATATGAATGGAATCAAACGGGCAGCCCTAGTGCAAGACTATATGATATATCATACACAACCAGTAATTTAGGTTTATCTTTTAGATCATCTTTTAGACAGTCTACATCAATTAAAAATGGATCTCGTGTTCCTTTTTACGACAAGGCAAGAATTATGGAAGAAGGCATTCCTGTTATAATTAGACCAAGAGTTGCTCAGGCATTAGCATTTGAAGATGGTGGAGAGACAGTATTCACAAAGAGTGAAGTCAGAGTAGATAATCCTGGAGGAACAGAAGTGCAGGGTGGTTTTGAAAAAGTGTTTGATATGTTCTTTAATAGATATTTTTCTCAGGCATTCTTGCGTGTCAGTGGCGTTGCAAGGTATTTGGAAAATCCAGAGGTATACAGAAAAGATATGAAGGCTGGTAAAAGAATGGGCAGATCAAAAGGTATATCCACAGGATATCGTTGGATTGCTAATGCGGGAGTTGGTATTTAATGTCTACAATAATAGATCATCCACCATCATTTATTAATTTATTTTTACAACAAAAACTTGCTCCATATTTTGGTGCTGTTCCAATGTTTCCAACAGTTCCAACAGACATGTTGTCAGCATCAGAAAACCTTACAATACAGGACTTGACAGAGGGAACTGTTTTCTCTTTTAATGGCAATGCAGCAATTTATGACAGAATGTTTAAAATGAGGAGAACACCATTTGCACATATTAAGTGTGAGCAATTATTATATTACTTTAATGCTTTAACAGAAAATGCAGTGCCAAACTTAATTAGAATGACACAAAAAATACAGGACTTGCTGGATCGTGGAGATGAGTCTGCAGAAGACATTAATAATTGGATATTATCATCATTAGAAATTGAGCAAGAGCCAGTATCAGAAAGACCATTTGCGGTGGTTCCAGGATATGGAACATTCTATGTCCCATACTTTCATAACTTTAAGATATACCAGTTGGAAGAAACTAGAGACATTATAGACTTTGGCACAGCCCGTACTTATGCGGGGAACAAAATAATCATAGACTACGACTGGCATCCCGTATGGGAAAGGCCAGTAAACCCATAATAAATGGGTTGTATAATATAGATGAGGAAACAAGCCCTTTTAATAAAATGAAAGAGGTGAGAATATATGGCATACAGCCGTGGTTCAAGTAGTAACATTATCGTAGGTGCAGCAGCACTCTTTACGCATAATGCAGGTCCAATCGGATACAACTCATCAACTGGTAAGATTACTGATGCACAAGCATTAACAGATCTTCCAGCAATGACAGCATCCGCAACATCCTACAAGGAAACTTTGTCACTTGATGACGAAAATTACACCAACGTAGGTTATACATCGAACGGTTTGGAACTCGCATTCCAGCCAGATTTCGGTGAAGTAGCAGTAGATCAACTTCTCGACGTTGCTCGTCTATTCAAGCAAGGTATGACAGTTAATCTAAACACATCGTTCGCAGAGGCAACACTAGAAAATCTTTTAGTTGCAATTGCAGCAGATGATACAGACCTAGTATCAGGATCAGGACTCTCAACATTGAAGATGTCCGCAGGTGATATTGGTGATGTTCCACTAGAGCGTGGACTAGTAGCAGTAGGACCAGGATCTGGTTCTTCAGCAACTCCAAAGGAAAGAATCTATGTTGCATACCGTGCACTCTCAATTGAGAATGTTACAGTATCAGCAAAGCGTGATGAGGCTTCAATGTTTGAAGTATCATTCCGTCTCCTTCCAAACGATGACGCATCATACGGTAAAATCGTAGATCGTTCACTCGACTAATACAACTTAATAGGACTAGCCCAGACTCACAAGGTCTGGGCTTTTCCATTTGGTATACTTATATAATGGCAACAAGCGTATATGAAAAGAAAAAATTTTCTCTGATTGATGGAACAGTAATTGAGGCTGCCCCACTTAAAATAAAATATCTTAGGGAATTTTTAACAAAATTTGAAACAATAAAATTAGCAAAAACAGATGATGAATCAATATCTATCTTAGTTCTTTGTGCCCTTATAGCAATGAAGCAATATGCTCCATATATAAAAACTATAGATGACCTTGAAGACAATTTAGACTTACCAACAATATATGAGGTTATCGACATTGCAGCAGGAATTAAGATTAATCAAAAATCAGAAGAGACAGTAAAATCTCAGGCCGTAGATAGTGGATCTTCCTGGGAAACTTTGGATTTGGCAAAATTAGAAGCAGAAGCGTTTTTGATTGGCATTTGGAAAGACTATGAGGAATTAGAACAGTCTTTATCAATGCCTGAATTAACTGCAACAATTAAGGCCAAAAGAGATTTAGACTACAGTGATAAAAAGTTTGCTGCTGCTATGCAAGGTGTGGATCTTGATAAAAATTCAGGGAATAGTAATGAATGGGAAGACATGAAGGCTAGGGTGTTTAGTAAAGGTGCAGCAGAAAATGGAAATGACATTCTTGCACTTCAGGGTAAAAATGCAGAAAGGGCTGGTTTTGGAATAGGAATGGGCCTAACCTATGAGGTTATAGAATAGCAAAAAAATAGACTCCGCTATGGTATAATTAACTTTAACCTTATAAGGAGGAATAAATGGCAACTGCCACGGAAGAAAAAACAGTAACTCTCATCGATGGAACAAAGATCAAGGTAAGACCATTAAAGATCTCACTACTTCGTCCGTTTATGAAGAAGTTTGAAGATATCGCCAAAGTAGCCGAAGACAATGAAAAGTCAATGACTCTACTTATGGAATGTGTACAAATCGCAATGCAGCAATACAAGCCAGAGTTGGCGGAAGACAAGGAAGCCCTAGAAGAAAATATAGATCTTCCTACAGTATACAAGATCGTCGAAGAGGCATCTGGAATTAGACTTTCAGACGCAACTCTGCTCGGCAATCTTGTAAATAACTAAATAAAGAGGTGTTAATGGATGGCTGATGTTCAATCCAATATTTATGTA